GATGTCATGAGAAAAATTAGTAAGGAATGATGATGAACGTTACTAAAGACCCATTATATGAAAGGTTATTTGATCGCAGTTTTGCTGATGATGATTGGCGCGGAAGATTATTGATTGGCATTTTAGAGAATGCCTTGCATGACTTCCTAGGTTATCGATCACCGAAGCTATTAGTCGATCAAGCGGCACACTTTATCTATGATGACAACGTGATGTTTGAACTATGCATGGATGTACTCGGCATGGATAAAGATATATTTAGGGAGCGTATTGCTCAGATGAAGATGAGAAGCGAACGCTTAAGAAGAACCAGTGAAGGAAGTGGAGGTAATCATGTCAAAAAATGATGTGTTAGTCATTGTCATTATCCTGGCATTAGTCGGTTTCTCACATTACATTGGAGCGTGTGAAACCAAAAGAGTTTACTTACCTGATGGATCAATGCAGATCTGTCGGGTATGTAAAGATGTAGTAATTTGTAATTAACTTTAAGGAAAACATAATGAAACAAGTAAATCAAGTTTATAAAACCAATGATTACGGTATGTTTAAATATATGAACGGGAATCGTAACATTAATAAAGCAAACTTAAAAAGACTAATCAAATCAATGAAGGAAAGGTACATCCCTGTGCCGATCATCGTCAATGAAAAGAATGAGATCATTGATGGACAGCATCGGTTTGAAGCGGCCAACTTTCTTGGCTTCGATGTACACTTTATTAAGATACATAAGTTAGCATTAGATGAGGTGCGTAGACTCAATGAGAACATGTCTAACTGGACTAACGCCAATCACTTACATTCATTCTGTGAGTTAGGCCATCCAGAGTACCTTAAGTTTAGGCAGTTCATGCAAGAGACTGGATACAATTACAGTGCATGTATTGCATTGCTTAGTGGCAGTCCATCACGTTCAGGTGAGCATGGTAGGAGGTTTAAGTTTGGTACATTCAAGATTAAAAACTACACCCAGGCATTAGAGCATGCCAGGATGTTAGATGATATTGGAAAGTTTTATCCAAACTATAAGAAGACTCACCTCATGACATGCATGATGAAGTTGTTTTATCATCCAGACTATGATCATAAACGAATGTTACAAAAGTTGGCAATTCAAAAACATTTACTGCCAGCTGGTGGTGGTGAGATTCAATACAAAGAAGCGATTGTGAAGATCTTTAACTACAAGGTAGCTAAAAATAAGATGAGAGCATTCTTTTAAATTTAATGGGGAGCATTTAACGCTCCCCGTTAAACCTTATTTGTTACAAACGTACATTGTAACTTCGAAACCAAAACGCATTTCAGTAGCTGCTGGTTTTGTCCACATAATGTTCTCCTTAGTTAGTTGAACTTTGAGTATGACAGATATACATGTAATACAGGTATGACAAATACATTAATAAGAGGTAAGTAAAATGATGAATAGTTTTTTAGCAGAAGGTAAGAAAGTAGAGCAAGAATTTGCAAACACACAACTCAGTGATGTCGTCTGGGCTAACAAAGAACAAGACATGAATGAACACTGGGATGTGCAAGGCATCTGTGGCTGGGTCAGTGATGAGCCACTGAAGTTTGATGTCAAGGGGATGAAGAGATTAAATAGACATGATACCAATACCATTCCACAATACACTTGGATTGAAAGTAAGAATGTGCATGGCAATCCTGGATGGATTAAAGGCCTAGCAGATTACATTGTGTTTGAACGAGAAGACACTTGGGTCATGGCCAAGCGTATTGAACTACGTGAATTAGTGAATCAGAAAGTCAAAGAAAAAGATTACAGCAAAGGAAAAGGTGTGTATCAACTGTATACTCGAGATGGTCGCCAAGATTTACTGACATTGGTACCATTCAAAGACATTATTGCACTAGAATCTACATGGAATATGCCTAAATCGTTATAAAGCTGTGCAGAAAGAGCGTAGTTACACGATCGGTATTTTTTGATACCATTACCTTCCCGTAGTTTAGATCGTGCAATACAGAGCGATTGTGGAGGTCGTTTTTAGTGGGTGACCTTAGGTTTTTCGTTTACGATGTACATATCTAAACCTTCGGCATGTAAAAGAATAAAGTCTGAGTTATCATCTTCCGAGAACATGATCTTGACCATCGACTCATCACCATCTTCTAATATTTCAATGTTCCAAATCTTTTTACCGATGACTGAGTCTACTGCATTGGCTTGTTCTGCATCGAGTTCTGAGATTATACTATTGTTTTCGTCCATCTTCCACCATCCTTTAAAACCATTGGCATGAGTTTGGGTTGCCCCTCTATTATCATACCACAGCCGATGATGAATCGTGACTTAAAATTCTTTGCATATTCAAATGCAAGTTCTTTCTGATTAATCAAGCATCCAGTCTGCATACCCCAGACTAGCTTGTCAGGATTAGAATAGTATTCAACTTTAAACTTAGAATGATAATGACCCTGGACTGTATTCATTCCATACTGCTGGGCCACCTTCATGACGTCAGCTGACATGCCATGAGTAAAGAAACATGCATTGCCATCAGACAAGGTCACCTTAAGGTCATCTACCCACTTCCATCCAGGACCCACTTGTAAGAACTCATTATAAGTTTTCAGATACTCAAGACTCAGGCCATGTGCTACGGCACGTCTATAAATCAATGATGAATGGTTGGAGTGTACCAGGGTCATCTCAGGAAAAATTTGTTCCAATTCTTTGACATACTTTCTAGCTGCACGTAGCTCATCACCTGGTGACTTCAGGTCAGGGTGATGGTTATGAAAACTAATAGCATGCTGATCAATCTCATCACCAATATTGACAACGAGATCTGGCTTGTACTTTTTCTTGAGAGCTTTTAAGAAATCAAATGCATCAGGATGATGATAAGGTATATGCAAATCTGATATAACCAATACTGACTTGTAACTCATAATTAAGTTCCATGTTATTTGTTATATCTATTATATATTAAAGCTCTTGTGGGTCAAGGAAGTACATGGCACAGACTTGTTTGTTGTAGGCATCAAACTTCTGATTGTGTTCTATGTATTCTTCAGACTTTGGATTGTCTAAATACATCCTCATGTGAATCATCTCATGGAGTACGGTATAGATAACAGCTTCGAGGGTCTTACAATACTTGGTAGATATGAGTATGCGGTGCGGTTCAGGAGTGTACTCTCCGATGCAATCATGATTGTAGACAATTTCAAACTCAACATCAACGCTATCAGGAAAGTCTTGGAATGGTTTATGAATACGGAATGTATTGTAAAGATGTTCAATGAAACTATGGGTTATAAATCCTTGCGCCTTCACGATCGATTACCAATACCTGTCTGCGAGGTTCGGTGCCTTCTTCTGGAAATGAGATGTGTACCCATGCATCATACTCTAGGATTAACTGATCAAAAGGTATAGATGATTCAGCGATAACTTCAAATACTCGAGTAACATGAGCATAACGATCACAAGTAAAATCACAAGCAAGACCTCGAATATGCTGGCTTGTTCTTTTAGATCCGAGCATATCATTGAGAGCCTCACACCTAAAGCCACTACTAACAATAATAGGCAAACTATCAAGCTTAGTCCTAACAAATTCCATTCCCTTCGCTAATGTTTTTAAGTTCTCCAACTGCATGTCGTTGGGTTTATTTATTATACCATGACGCGAAGCGGTTTGGCTCCTAGTCATTTCTTCTAGGGTAAAGTGTTCAGATAACCTCACTTAGTTATGCCCTTAGCCTTTTCCCAAGAACGTAGACCTGCAAGACCTAGCAATGCAATAGTGAGTTCCATTAGTACATCTGTTTGTAGTTGAGGTAATACAGAGTTGATGCCGTATAAAGCTAACCCCCATTGAAGTATCGGGTTAAGCACAAATATCCAAGCAAAACCAATACCGCACACCCACCCAAGGAAAGGACGCCAACCAGCAATAAACACGCTGCGATGATTAGCTTCGATCTTATTCGTCTCAGCCTGAGCGAGATTAATCTGTGCTGCATTGTCGATAAGAGCTTTTTCAATGTCTGCTTTTGCTTTCTCTTTGGCGTTGTTATCGGGTATGACTTTATCTAGGACAGAACTGACGACTGATATGATGGGACCCCACATCATTTAGACGCAATCGCCTTCAACCAATCGCTCAATTTTATAAGGACATTCTTGCTTTGGTTTATTACTGGCTTTCGGATAACTTCGTAGGCCACGAGTATCAAGATAACTATGAGTGTATAAATCATCCACATTTTGTATTCCCCTTCTTAACATTTGACATAGTCTTGTTAACATTATAGTTTGCCAATAATCACTGCAATAACGATTGCACCGAAGCCAGTCATGCATCCCCAGATGAGTTTGTTGAGCATAGCTTCAAGGCGATCAAGACGAAAGTGCAATGTTGCATATCGTTCTGCACATAACTTTTCGTGGGCTGCTAGCTTCTCGTCTGGTGTCATAGTAAATCCAAAGTATACTTCTCAAGAATATAGCATGAAACGCCCTAAAACTCAACCCATCCAGTGATAATATACTTGTCTCCACCGATTGGAGGATTGCCACGATGTGTATGTGTAAAGGCTGCTGGAAATATAATGCAGTCACCTTTTTGTGGTTTGTATCTATAATGTTGATAAAGAAATTCTGTTTCACCTGCTTCAAAGTCATCATTAAGATATACACTCCATACGAGTAAACGAGTTGCTGATTCTCTATCTGTAGCTTCACAATGCCAGGTATGATAACCTTCTCCTGGTTTAGTTTTTTGAATTCTAGCTCCATAAATTCTATGAGAAGCACAGTCTTTTATAATACTATATTTATTTGCATATTCTTTATAACATTTATTCCAAAATATATCTAAAAAAGTATTATTAATCAAAGGATCTGCATTACTTAATTTATAAAAGTTTTGAGGATAAAAAAATGTTTTATCACTTTTATGTAAACTTTGTTCAACTCCTTCATGGGATCTATCATAAGTTAACTTTTGATTTTCTACATAATCATAAAATTTTATAACTTCATTACAAAAGTCATTTGAATATACATTTTTATATACTTCTATAAAATTATCTTGTTCTGTCATATATCTGAATTCCTGTATTTAAACTTATCCTATATTCATTTGATTTACTTGGTAATGGTTTATGATTTAAAGATCCATCAAATATTATAAAATCATTAGTTTTAGGTTTTATACTTGTTAAAAAGTTATAATTATCATTATAAAAATTTAAATTTCCATTATCACTTTCTGGTACATTGACATAATAAACACCAGTAATTGAATGAGTTTTTTTATGATTATGTATTACTGCATCATAAGAAGTTTGATTACTAACGTAAGCATAAACTCCTGTAGTTTTAACACATTCTAAATCTATATTGTATAATTGTTTACAATAATTTAATAATATTTTACATAGCTCATATTCAATTTCAAAGTATTTAGCAGATAAAAGAAAATTATACTTATTATTTAATCTACTTTCTTGTACATCTTTATACCAATATTCTTTAATTAAATCTTTAATAGTAGAAGGTGTTATACTTTGTAATACTAAATTTGTTTTATATAAATTCACTATTTAAAATATGGTCCGACTAACCATGTGACACAACTGTATCTTACACCTTTTGTCACAGGCTCAACACCATGTACCATGTAACTAGGGAATATTAACACAGTTCCTTTTTTCTGAGGTGGGTAGTATAAGTTACCCGTTGCATTGAGAAAGAACTTACCCCCTTCGAAGTCATCATTCAAAAATGCTAATGCAGTTAGCTTTCTTGTCGTATTACTGTGTTGATGAAATGTATCTACATGAGGATTATAATGTCCGTCAGGTTTGTAGATTAAAAACTCAGTTTGGTTTGCATGAGTAATTGTATACTGCCACCAGTAATGATTAGCATTTAATCCTGTTGATGTTAGTGTTGCACCAATACCTACATTCTGTGGAAGTATAACTCGTTCTGTATCACGAATACTTTTATCTATATCTCCTGTTCCATTACCAATAACTGGAGGTTCTTTTTTAATATCATCTTTAGGATATGTCTTAATCAAATTATTGCAGAAGTCATCTGAGATATGATTCTCAAATACGGCACAGTCTGTTAATACTCTTTGTCCTGTTGTTTTAGATAGTCCTAATGATGTTCTTCCGTCATACTTTTGATCGGCGTGTGGCCCATCAGCATCTACATAATGCAAGAATACCTGTGCTTGCCATTGACCTTCAGTATATTTTTCACGCCAGTGTTCTATCTCCATACCACGATACAACACAGCATCACCTACTTGCATGTCTACTTTGTTACCTGCCATGTAGATAGACCACACGTTACCATCAAATCCTAGTGTCACTGTTGCTGATATTTCACAAGCAGGTCTGTCTTTATGTTTCTTTAATTCTTCACCAGGTTTGTATAGCCTAGCATAAGAGTAGGTAGGGTATAATCTTTTACCACATGCAGATTCAAAATGTGGGAGTAAGTCTTGTAACAGTTGGTCAAATGTTTGCGTACCATGCACAGCTTCTGATAGTGGACATTGAGGATCTTTTGTTGTTTCACCTCGTTCTATACATTTGTTTAGTTCTTGTGTAAGTTCTTTGCAATTGTCGGTGTCTAAAAATCCTGGCAAATATACATAACCTTGATCTTTAAACTGTTGAACTGTATCCATCTTTGCTCCATAAAAAAAGGTAACCGAAGTTACCTTTCATTATATCATATAGATATTAATATTCTACAATGACTACACCTGCAGCACCAGGAGAAGCACTAAAATCTGAATGACCTCCACCACCTCCTCCATAGGCTCGTCCTGCTTGAGCCGTAACATCTCCACTACCTCCAGTAGCACCATAACCACCACCTCCGTGAGTAGTAGAACCTCCTGAACCTCCTATAGAAGTTATTCCAGCATTACCTGCACCACCTGAAATATTTGCTGTTCCACCTGAACCTATTCCACCACTTCCTCCAGTAGCACCTCTACCAAAATTTGAAGGATTTTTTGATGCTTTGCCTCCTGCTCCACCTGTTGCTGAGCAGTAAGCACCAAAACTAGATGTTCCACCTGTAGCTCCTGGTTGGGCTTGTGGGTTTTGATTACCTGCTCCTCCACCACCTACAGTTACAGGTACATTAGTTGCTGAAGGAAAAGAAATAACTTCTATAGCAGTGCCTCCACCACCTCCTCCTCCACCAGGAGCAGGTGTAGGACCACTACCTCCTCCTCCACCACCACCTACAACAGTAACTTTCACCTTGGTAACAGAACCAGGGTTAGTCCATGTACCTGGTGAAGTAAATACTTGTAGGTTGCTAAAGCCACCAGCAATACCAGTTAAACTAGAACCATCACCAGTAGGTGATAACACTGAAGTTCCAATATCAGAAGGCTGTAGTGATGTGTCAGCTAATGCACCTTGTGCTGCTGTTGCATAATCTGTTGAGTTTGTAGTAGCTGCTGTGCCTAAGCCTAATGATGTTCTTGCTGTGGCCCCAGATTCTGCTACCCAGTTTGTACCATCACCAACAATGACGTTGCCATTAGTTTTATCTAAGGCAGCAATGGAATCAAGATCATCATCATGGGCCTGAATGGTTTCACCAATCTCACCAGTAACTACTTCACTTGTTGCTATGTCTCTTGCTTTTGTCATTGTTTATTTCCTTTATAATACTTGTACTTTAGACCAAGACTCTGTGTCCCAATTCCATTCGTATGCTTCTGTTGGATTGCCTGCTTCATCAACTGCTAACTCACCTGCTGTCAATTGGTCTACTGCTTCAGGTAATTTTTTGAACGCTGAAGTTGCTGGATCATACCAGTATTTGTCCATCTCAACTGTATCAGCACAGTCATGCCATTGTAGATTTGAATGTACTTCAAAAGTATTAGCAGCATCTACTACTTCTAATACTCGATAGCCTGCATCATCTTTACCTTTCGGTTCGATAGTGCTTACTAATGCTTTCTTTGCCATTTGTTACTCCTAAGTGAAATTAATATTCTACTATTACTACGCCAGGCGCTCCTGACCCGCCTGTTCTAACTGATGGATTGCCTAATTGAGCAACAGCTCCACCACCACCACCTCCGTAATTAGCTCCTGGTTGTCCTGGTTGTCCTGGTGCAGGACCAAAAATTCCATGTCTACCTCCACCTCCATATATTGAAGAACCTCCACCTGCAGAACTTGTAGGCATTCCTGGAGAACCTTGAAAGTTTACAGTTCCTCCTGAACCTGCACCCCCATTTGCTCCATAACTTACAGGACCAGGATTTGTAGGAGCAGGTATGTTAGTACCTGAAGCTCCTCCTGTAGCAGAACAATAGGCACCAAAAGAAGAAGTACCACCTTGACCTCCTACAGTAACAGATACATTAGTTCCTGAAGGAAATGGTATGATTTCCATAGCCGCACCACCGCCTCCGCCTCCTGCTGCAAGTCTTTGTAGATTATTGAAACTATCTGCATTTCCTCCTTTACCACCGCCACCAACAACAGTTACTTTGACTTTTTGAACTGAACCTGGATTGGTCCAAGTGCCAGGTGAAGTAAAGACTTGCATATTAGAGAAGCCACCAGCTATGCCTGTTAATGAAGAGCCGTCACCAGAAAATGATGATGCTGTGATTGTGCCAGGTACTGAGATATTTGTATCTAGTTTTGCAGATGTTACTGCACCATCAGCAAGTTCTGTAGTATCGACTGAACCAGCAACGATTTGTGCATTGGATGCTGTACCTGATAGATCACCACCCATGGTAGGATCTGTATCAATAGTTCCCCATGATGAGTTAGTACCATCTGTTGTTAGATACTTACCTGATTGACCTGTTTGATCTGGAGTCACTTCATCGAAGCTCTTAGGTACGAATGCAGAGCCAGAGTATTGTAGTAAATCATTTGTTGCTACACCACCTGTGCTTACATCGTTAGCATCATTGATACTAAAGTTAGCTAATTCAAATGTGCCGTATGCAATAATGTCTACTGTGTCTGTACCTGATGTGCCAATGGCTGTTGCAAAGACTACGCTAGTTCCTGATGTAACTGTAACATCAGAACCATTTACCATCTTCACACCATTGAGGTAGACATCAATATAACCAGCATCATACGCTAGTGTGTTAGCATTATCATCTGGGCCTGTAATTGTTGTTGTACTTGTAGATACTGAGTATGTAAATCTATCTGCTGTACCATTAACTGTTGATCCAGCATCTGCCCAACCACTAGATCCATATACTTTCATAGAGTTAGTAGTCGTATCAAAGTATAAATCACCTACTTGTAATGCAGATCCGTCAGCTCTTGTTGATGGAGCTGATGCACTTGGGCCATAGTATATGTCAGCAAAGTTACTAATGTCTGTAATGTTTGCTGCAGCAGTTGTCACATCTGTTGATACTCCAGCTACTGTTGTTACATCACTGGCGATAGCACCAACTGCAGCAAGATCACTAGAGATAGCAGCAACGCTAGCTAGATCACTTGTTACACCAGCGACTGCTGTAACGTCTGATGATATACCAGCTACTGTATTAACATTAGTAATGTTAGTGGCAGTAGTGTTGACGTTAGCAATGTTTGTTGCTGTTGTGTTAACATTAGTGATGTTAGTAGCTACTGTGCCAATATCTGTTGAGTCTGCTGCTACTGCTGTAACGTCAGAATCAATGCCAGCTACAGTAGTTACATCTGAATCAATCGCAGCTACTGCTGATACGTCTGCTTCAATGGCAGCAACTGTATTAATGTTTGTTTGTGCAAGAACTGTTGGTGTTAATTGGAACCATGTAGTTGTTGCTAAGTCATACACTTTCATGATGTCATTAGTTGTATCAAAGTACAATGCACCATCAGCTAATGGATCACCATCATTATCTACTGTAGGATCACTTGCTTTAGCACCTAAGTATGCATCATCAAAGTTATCGAAGACTGCTTCAGCTGCCGCTTGCGCTGCTTCGGCTGCTGACTGTGCAGTTTCAGCATTAGTCTCAGCAGTCTCTGCACCAGTTTGTGCTAACTCTGCTGCTGCTTGTGCTGCTTCTGCATTAGTCTCTGCTGTTTCCGCATTGGTCTCAGCTGTTTCTGCATTTGTTTCCGCTAATTCAGCTGCTGCCTGTGCTGCCTCTGCTGCTGCTTGAGCGGCTTCAGCTGCTGCTTGTGCTGTTGCAGCTGCGGCTGCATCAACAACTAAATCCCATTTAGCT